CCTGTGCGCTATAGAAAACCTTTACGATTAACTTAAAGAGATTATCAAGAGGAGCAGGCCCACTAGCGCGACCGCCAAAAGTCTTAAGTCTAGCTCCAGCGGGTCTGATCCCGGACACATCCCATTTAACGTGACGACCCGAATACAGATGTCGTAGAATTTCCTTGAGAGCATTTCCCCAACCTTCTTTAGAGTCTTCAACTTTGACAACAACATTAAAATCCTTTTCTATCTTATTAGCGACAGTTGGAAGTTTATCAGTGTATTGTCGCTCAACACTATAACCAACACCTGTTCCGTTCATTAGAATTACAAACAGTTCTGCAAATGATTCAACAGAATCGATTGGCAAATATGAACAATTATACAAACAAGTATTATCATGATCAAGTGCAGGGCCAGCAGTCATCAGACTTCTCATTGAAGGAAGAACTTCAAGATTTAAAATTGCTTTCTTGATGTCTGGACGCTCTGCTAGAGCGGGAACCTTGTCCGTGAAATAATTCCACCATCTATCGACACATTCATCCCAAGTTTCTCTACGATTTTCTGATGGAAGCCATCGTGAATAGCGCGAGATGAAAATGAACGATTGGAATGGTGATAAAATTTCTGGCATACTTGGCCTTTCTATATTGGTGTCTTTATTTAGTTGTTAGAGTTTGCCACGACACGGGGAAAAGTGGAGCAATTATTTTGTCAATTGCTTTTGCATATTCTTGAATTTCCCATTGTGCATGAGCATCGATTCTTAAATTATAAATACGGGCAAAAGCGTACAGTGAACCTGTCCAAACAAATTCCGTATATGTGCCCTGCGGCAATATGGAACGGGCTTGTTCGGGTGCAACTCCATCTGCAAGAAGATCATTGTAAAGTTTCAAGCATTCATTTGCAACAGATTCATATTCCTGTCGCATACGAATACAGAGATCCATATCTTCAATTCGTCCACTGCTTCCCTGCTTTGCACCATCAGTTGGTGCAGAACGCCAAAGAGGAACATAGACTTCAGGATCGAATGTGACATATCTTCGACTGACTTCATTCATGGTCAGACCAATCTGATGCTTACCGAGTTGTGCACGAACAAAGATTGGACACTTTACTCGCACAGAAATAGTGGCATGGCAAAATGGAGTGAAATGATTATGCTTTGCGAGATACTTGATGAGTTTTCCATCTCGCTCAGAGAGAGATTGGGATGGAACATGACTGTCAGCATACTCCCAAGAACTCTCCTTGTTGAAGGAGACTCTTGCAGCATTGACAATGCTAAGATCCGAACCCATCCAATCAATCAACTGAACATGCCCGTGATCAAGAACCTTTATATCAGTCGGACGCACGCTTTGTGTCATCTGTGTCATCTTCATCCTCTTCATTATCAACAAGTTCAACACTCACACCGGGAATCTTGGTAAAGTCAGCAGCATATTCCCGAGCCTTGGCCCAAAGTTTGGGATCCATCTCTTTTACATATTCGCCAAATCTCTGAACAAAGGTCAGATAGGCTTCGCTTGCCTTGATAATTTCTTCTTCGGTCATGTCGTCGTTATCGTCTTTCATTTAAACCTTCTTCCAGTAAGTATACTTCATTTTTGCGACAAGTCCAGAATATACGCTGTTGATTATCAGCTTCATGGTAGTGTTCACGCCATAGGCCAATACCATGTCATTTATGTCCTTCTTGTCTATTTCTGATGGCCAGATTACTACATTTCGTCCAGCCTCTATGTACTTTCCTATCAAAGCAACAATTTCTAAATTTCTGGGTTCATTGTCAAAGATGAACACGACCTTTGACTTCTTCAATTTATCAGGCATTTCGGATAACCAACCAGCGCCCTGCATTGCGACTCCATTTGGAATGAACATTGAGTCGATTGGGCCTTCAGTGACATACACGGTGTCCCGTGGCTCTATCTTATCTAGGTTGTACCACAGGCGTTCTTCGCCTTCACGTTTCAGAGTGATATAACGAATCGCTTGGCCAGTTGGGTCAAGAGAGCGGCCTTGAACTCCGATAAGCTCCCCAGAATCATTATAGAATGGTATGATGAGTCTGTCTTCCTTGGTCCCATCCCGATCAAAGGATCGCATGACTTTTGCAAAGTCAGTGCAATAATAAAAGTTGCAATACTTTTCCTTGGGGATTTCACGGGACTTAACATATTTTATCGCCTTGTGGTCAGCATTGAGTAAGTCAAGCCTTGTTCCGAGATCAGTAAACACTGGTTGGCGGGCAACTTCCTGTTTCGGTTCAACTTCTCTCGGATGCGCATCTTTAAATTTTTCAAATGCATATTCTTTTGCGAGCGTTGGGCTAATAGTTTCAAGTACAGAATATACATTACAAGAAAAACCGCAATTGTGGCATTTGTAAACATAATGGCCTTTGTGCTCAAAGAAGTATCCCCTTGTCTTGGACTTATTCTTCTGTGAGTCGCCACACTTGAAACACCTGCATGTGGCTAGCGTATCTTTCTTCCACTTGAACTTCTCAAGTGAACCAGATACCAAATTGACAAACTTCTTATCAATATATAGCGTCATTTGGCTTCTTCAAAAGTCCAGTTGATGGCCTTGTTTTTCTTCTTTCCAAATTTTGGATTGAAACCTTGTCCATCTGCACCTGAACCAAAACCTTCTTCGTCGGTTTGATTTGAATTCACCAAATTTGAATTTGTATTGTCTACATCATAGAACTTCATTTTTGACTTGTTGACACCAACCAAGAACTTTCTATTCTTAGTTGTGTCGTTTCCACGATTCTTCAACTGTTTGACTACAAGTTGGCCTGCCTCTGCTAATTCCTCATTCTCAATCAGGGCAAAGAAAAAATCTGCTGTCTGTGGAAGACCAAAACTTTCTGACGTATCTGTCATCTCCATGTCGCTGCTCTTGGCACCTTCACGATTGACCTGTGTTGCAGTCCATAACGGAATATTGAATTGCTTGGCCATGCCACGAAGTTCTTCTGCAATACCCTTGACATAGGTATAACTGTTCATTCCATTTCCAAGTTTGAACCTGGCGCATGAACAGATATTCAAATAATCAACAAATATTACATCAGGCGTGAACTTCTTCTTGATCTTCAACTCCTCAATAAGATTGCGGAAATGAGTTACGTTGGCTGCAGCAGTTGGATACTCCTTGATGATGAGTTTTCCCTTGCATGTCTTTTTAAGATTTTCAACCTTTGCTTCGTACTGATCTTGAGCCATCTGCTCAAGAATGTGCATGTCGCTGTCCAACAGGTTGGCATCGATGCGCTTTGCAATCTCTTCTTCTGCCATCTCCAAAGTAATGTATAGCACATTTAGATTCTGAGATAGGCATGCTGCTGCATGATGGCACAAGAAAGCACTCTTTCCTACGCCGGATGCTGCCATGACTACATTAAGCGTCTTCTTGCGAGTTCCGCCACGGGTGATCTTGTTGAACATCTCAAGATCAAATGGCACCTTCTCTTCTACTCTGTGGTAATACTCGTATCGCTCATCAACATCTTCCAAAAAGTCATGGCCAACTCTAGTATCAAAAGAAACAGAAAGAGCCTTTGACATGATATCAGGAATAGCATTCTGAGTCTTTTCCTTGTCTTTGCCTTCAATAATTCCAATGGATGCCATGATGCCATTGTAGATTGCCTTTTCCTTGCAAAACTTTTCTGTTTGTTCAACTAGCCAAACTGTATCAGACTTTTCACCTTCTTTGTACATCTCATCCGTGATCGATGTACATTTCTTGAATTCAACTTCACTCAGAGACTTTTCATCTCCCAGTGAAATCAGAACAGCATCCTTTGTTGGTATGTTGTTGTACTTGAGAATGAACTTACCAACAATCCCGAAGATTATCTTCTCCGACTTGTCGTGAAAATATTCCTCTTGGAGGAATGGGACAACTTTGCGAGCATAGTCCTCATTGAGGACCAAGTTCTTTAGAATTACTGATTCCATGTTTTAATTATACTCTTGGTAGAAGAAATGTCCACCATTAATCTTGGTGAACATCATCCTCAAGGTCAACGGGTTCCTGTTCGATTCCCTCTTCGACAATCTGTGTAAAAATGTTACCAACTGCATTTGTAAAATCTTCTTGTTGTTGATCAAATTTATCGGGAGCCTTCAATACATCGATTTCCATGGTGACACTTATTTCTTCGTTTGCTGTTTCTTTTAATGAAATTTTTCCATACCGATATACGATGTCCTTGTACTTTCCGTCCAATATTTGAATGGGACAATTTGCCCCAACATCAGTTGATACTTCAGGAACATACTTGAACTTAGGTGCTTTGTCCATACTTGAAATCCTTTTGAATCTCTGCGTCCAATTTATCTAGGATATCTTTGGTGTAGTATTTCTCAGGATCATCATCGATGTTTTTTTCAAACACCTTGCTTCCATCTGGAAGTTCAATGCGTGTGGATACTTTCTTGAAGATGCCATACTTTATGGCAAGATCAGTAAGACCATAATATCTGCTGAGACCTGAAGTGTAATTCAAACGAGTTTCCACATGCATGTTCTCTTTGACGAATCTGTTCTTGTAATTTGTGCACTTGATGAAGATTCCTACAATACCTTCATCAGTCTTGTCCTTGCTTTTGGACAGAGTGAGAATGTTGCTTGCTGCATATTTTAATCCAACACCACCACCAAGTTCCTTTGTCGGCACATAAGCCGCGATAGATTGGTACGTGTGGTTAGTCATGAGCATGGGAATCTTGGCTTTACCAAGTTTGAGAGTCAACACACGGAATGTTGCCTTGGTCTGTTGTGCCTTAGTCATGTCGCGGACATTCTTGCCTTCCGCAGAGTCATTCATTTCTTTTTCTGTGGACAACATACCAAGAGAATCCAGAACTAACAGAACGGGTTTACGCTCTTCTTCGGGTTGTTCAAGAATATCATTCACAATTTTCAAAGATTGTGTCTTGAATTCCTCAATGGTGGCAACCGGAACAACAGCTACTCTTTCCGTATCAATCCCACGCTGTTTGAACATATCAGAAGTAATTGCTTGTTCAGTGTCGAAATAAACAACTACTCCATCCTTGTTATCTCGTAAGAACTGAGAAGCAATTCCAATGGCATAGAATGTCTTGCCTGTTGCTGGATCGCCAGCCAAGCAGGAAATCTTGTTGTTTGGAAGTCCACCATACAAAGACCCCGACAAGAGGGCATTTAGAACATAAGATCCGGTGTCAATGAATCCAGTGACATCAGATCCCTCCAATCCCTCTTCAACAATCTTTGCGTCTGGGTTATTTATTTTTCCGATTAGACTTTTTAGATACTTTGACATTATTTTCCTTTACATACAAAATACAACCAGCGACACCTTCAGGAGTGTCATGAATAATCTTGATGGATTCGATGATCACATCATCTTCAACATCAAGTAGTCTGTCACCAACGATAAAGCATGGCCCACCCTCAAAATCGAATAGACCATCGCCAAAGCGAGAATACAAAGACCTACCTTCGACTTTGTAAGATCCGTCTTCAAGAAGTGTGATAATTCTTTCATCACCATATCTAGATTTAACTTTTTTTACCATATCTTAACATTCCTCCATCATGGCACGCATGGTTTCTAGTTCTTTCTTGAGTTCTTCCAACTCCTCAGTCAACTCAGCAATTTTTGTATCTTTATCCTTTAGAGAGTCCTTTATTGCTTGAGGAATCACAGGAGTTGAGTGTGTAGGCACAGCAAAAGGATTGTCGCTGAGATAATACTCTTTTTTAATTTTTGGTGTTTGATATTTTTTATAGATTTTATCCATTGCTTTTCTATATTTTACATCATACGAAGAAAGATTCAAGTGAGACTTGTGCATTTAGTTTCCAATTTATTGCCTGTAAGATGTTATCTAATGGTTCTCCAAAAGTTTTCTCAAATTGTTTCTTGCGATCTATGTACTTCTCAAGATTAAATTCCTTGGGAGGACTGTTGATGAAACCCATCACAGCATCTTTGCCTGCCATTCCATATGGATTTGGAACTTTGACAAAGACAAACTTTATCTTGTCGTTTTCCTTGATTGCTGCATACTGCTTGTCAATTCCAATCTTCTTGCTGTAACTATTGTGAAGCAATGCTGCCTTGGTTGCAATTGGAGTTCCAGTCTGATAAATCTTTGTATTGTCAGCATACTTGTTGATTCCCTTGACTCCCCGAGGAGCTGCGACATCAGATATAGGAAGCACCATAAATTCATCATAGAATTCATTCACATATTGTCGCAGCTCCTCTGGGGTTTTTGTCAAGATGATCTTAATGCAGTCTTTTAGTTTCTTTCTAACGATTGCTGGTGTGCTGCTTCGTGCAGTTTCCAGACCCATGATCTTCAGTTTGGGTTCTTCAAAGCGAATGCCTTCAAGATCTTGCACAAGCAAGGCATAACGCTTCTTGGCAATAAACATGCCAGCGGAAGCAATGGCTTCACGCTTGAAGAAGATCTTGTTCTCAGAACAATTCAATGTCTTTGTAAGAAGATCCATTTCCTTCTTTAGTTCCGGTTGAATCTTCTGCTCACAGATCTTGTCAACAAAATCTGTAATGTCAGTAATTTTGGTCTTTTGCTGAATTTGTGTAATGATATCATCAATATTCAGATAGACTGAATCTGTATCAACGGCAATAACATAATCCTTGTCATTGTCCTTTGTCAGATGGCGAATGTAACCATTCATGCAGTTTTCTGCTGTCCGAATGATTACCTGACCCGTAACAGTAACGGCAGTTGCCAATTCAGGTGACGAATAGATGAATGCTGGATTTCCCAAGCAACCGTAAAGACTGTTTGCCAAAATCTTCTTGACCGATTGACGAATCTTTAGTGCTGCAATTCGTGGAAGAAGATTAACATCCTTGGAATGCTCGTACTCCTTCTCCAACTCCAACATCTTGTTCTTGGCTTCCTTTCTCTGATTGAATGTGCGCTCAATCAGAATAGGAATGAATCCACGAATGTTATTCGTGAACATAGATCCGTTGCAGGCCAAACAAGCATTTTGATCTGATGCTTCTTCAACCAAAGAAGGAATTTGTTTTTTCTTGCTTCTCAAGAAATCATCTGCACTTAGAGATGCATCTTTCTTGATGCAAGTCTCGGGAGAAATATTCCATCCCATTATGATGCTTGGATACAGGCTTGTAGCATCGAAGCTGACTACATTTTTGTACAAACCTGGTGCAACATCCTTTACATATGCACCGACAAACTGGTCATCTTTGGCATACGAAGTTTGTATTGGTGGGATGATATCCTTGCGAAGAAGATAATCACAGCAGATCGTTCCCCAGATTCTTGTGGCAAAGAATACAACATCAAACGGAATCTTGGCTTCATATGCAATCGAAACAGCCAAGTCAATCAGTCTAAGTTTGTTGTCTAGTTTTTCAACGAGTTCAACATCTTGAATGTTGTATTCTGCAAATCTCTGGAAGTCCTTGGTGTAAAACTCACGCAATGAGCCATACTCCGCGTAATCCAGTTTCTGTTCATCCAACTCTGCCTTGGCAATAAAGTTTAGGGCATAACTCTCTTGGCTTGTTCCAGAGAACTTCTTGTAGAGATCCATGTAGTCAAGCGTGGTATATCCCGGAAACTCAAACAATCTGTAATCAGTTCCACCAATGTTTGTCTCACGCTCTTTCATGAGATTGAAAGGAAGCCAAGACTGAATCTCCTTGTCATCGAAGAACAACCGAGCCCTGCCAATGATGTAAGGAATATCAAAGAGTTTGACATTCCACCCTGTAAGTACATCAATGTCTTCCTTTCGAAGCAATTCAAAGAACTTTTGAATAAGTTCCTTCTCGGAAGAAACTAGAATAAGTTTGCAGTTGGGAATGGAGACTTGCTTCTCAGTAATAGCATAGTTGACACCGGATATTCTAACACCGATGATATTGATCTTCTCATTTGGATTGCGAAGATCTGGGAATCCTCCCTCCGTCTCTGTCTCAATATCAAAGTAGGCTATCTTGATTTGGGAAAGATCGTATACCACCTCACTCTCGTAAGTCTCCAAGAGATATTGAGTGACGAAATCAGTATTTCCGTAAATTGGCGAATCATTCAAGTCCTCATATTGCTTCAAGAACTCCCTGCAGTCATAGAGGGTGTCAAAGACCATTCTCTTGACACCAATGCCATTGAGAGTCTTGTACTTGGTTTCCTTGTCAGATTTGATGAACAAAGATGGCTTAAAGTAAACGGAGTCGGTAAACCGAACTCCGTTCTTATAGCCCCTTACAAGAATCTTGTTGCCTTTGATTGCGCAGGCAGTATAAAATTTCATTGTGGTTTGTTGTTCTCTTTTTCCTGTATCAATGCGTAGAGCAGTACAAAATAATTGATGTTGTCCTGAATAGCATCATATACTGATTCATTCTTAACACTCAATTCGCCTCTTGTCAAGAAAGAGGAAATACGAGACATCTTATCTAGGATACGACAACAAAGCCCATTTTCCGCCGTACCAAATCCCATAAGTTCTGGACGTTTAAAATTAACCAAAGCATCATTTTGATTTGCATAGTCTTTGGACTTTTGCTTCATAATGACCAAGGCTTCAGAAGTTAATTTTTCATGTAATTTAAAGAGATCATCTGGTTTCATAGATCCCAAGTATAGACTCTTGGCTGTAAATGTCAAATTATTTTGATTGGTTTTTTACATTATAAATATTAAAGTCATCCCGGAGTTTCATTAAGATGTACCTAATTTCCCTAGTAGACCCAACAAAATTTCTTGAAGCAACAGCAGTAGTAGTCGCAGGAACACTTGGGGTTATTTGGGGAGTAGTAAAATTTTGGAAAAGACCCAAAGACGATAATTTCATAGAAATTCATACCCAAATACATGAACTTCTCACAGAACTAAGAGTTAAAAGCCACGCAATGAGAGCCAGCATTCTTCAATTCCACAATGGAGATTATACAATAGATGGTATCTCTATGCGTAAATTTTCGGTCACACACGAATCAACACACAAGGGATATACATCACAGGTAATGAAACTCAAGGGAAATCTCTGTTCGATGTATATCCCTTTACTGACTAAAGTAGTAGAAAACAAGAATAATATTCATCATACGTCTGCTTTGCCAGAAAGTTATGTAAAAGGCTTTTTGGATGATGAAAATGTCTCCCAATACGCATGCCTTCCTTTAAAAAGTAAGGGAGCAAATGTTGGGTTTCTGTTAGTTCAATGGCACCATGATTTTGAGATTCCCGGTGAATATCAAGAAGAGGCCATGAATATTTTTGAAAATCTTCGTGATTCGATAGAGATGCAACTTTCACAACAAAAGAATTGAGGAATTTATGCCAACAGAATTAATATCATTATTGGGTGGAGGAGTCACTGGATTCCTATTCCGCTACTGGGCTCAACAAGCCCAAGATCGCAAGGAAATGTTTGAAATGGCTATGGGAGCCAACAAGCAAACCACAGACAATCAAGACAAGGCTGTTCAAAGAGTCCCACTTGATATGGGCAAGAATGTTCGATGGATCATTGTTCTTGCCTGCTTGTTTGCCGTAGTTGCAGCACCATTTGTTCTTCCTTTCTTTGGAATTTCAACATTTGCTGAATTTACTCAAACACAACCTTCAAGTTTCTTTGGAATGATTCCTGAAACAACCAAAAAGTATTTTGTAGAAATTCCAGGATATTTGTTTGCCGAAGAGAACCGCCAAGTATTGCTTTCGGTTGTTGGATTTTATATGGGAACAGCCGCAGGCGGTAATAAAACCTAATGAATCAAAATTGTTTATTCCCACAGTTGTCTAAAAACGGAGCCTATAAAAAGGGGTGTCGTTGTGATGATTGTCTTGAAAATAAAAAAATTAAAGCAAAATTGTATTATATTCAAAATAAAGAAAAAATTGACAAAAAAGTAATATCACATCAAAAAAATAATAGTGAGTATTATAAAGAATACAGAGCCAAATATTATTTGTTAAATAAAAATACCATTAAAATTAAATCAAAATTTTATAAACAAAAAAATAAAAACCAAAGAAATTTAAATCACAAATTAAAAATGAAAACCGATCCCTTTTATGTGTTGAAAAAAAATATAAGAGGTCGCATATATTCAGCAATTAAAAGAGATTCAATCATCAAAGATAAAAAAACTTTAGATATTTTGGGTTGTTCAATTAAAGAATTAAAAAGTTATTTAGAACAAAAATTTAAAGATGGAATGTCTTGGTGTAATTATGGAAAAGGTGGATGGCACATAGACCACATAATTCCTTTGGCCCATGCCAAACAAGACAAAGATTTATTTTACAAATTATGTCATTTTTCTAATCTACAGCCTTTATGGGAATCAGAAAATTGTAGCAAAGGATCAAAAATTATATGAAATATCTTCTACCACTCTTATTACTCGCTTCCTGCACAACCCCCCAGATCATCTCTCCTTTGGACAAGAAAGGAAATCCAATTCACAGCGTCCTGAAGGAACCATTCTTTGGAAGCCCAAGTCAGCCCTCTGAATGGTCTTTCTGGTATGTGATAATTTGCATGGTGGCTCTTTGGTTCATTTGGAAAGAAGTTAGAAAATTTTTAGTCAAAACACCACCCAAATCAGAAGATAAATAATCCTGTAGAGGAATGAAATGGGTGTAAAGAAAATAATGGACACATTTTTTGCCAGCATGCAGGAACAAACCATGGCTGGCTACGGTGGAAAACTCGTAAATACACCGATGGGACCTTTCCGTTGGAATGACACCATGCAACTTTGGGAGAATGTGAACAATGGAATGGTGATGAACAACATCTCGTTCCAAGATTCCATTATGATGCTTGATTATTCCTCCACAGATGGTGGTTTTGATATTCGCAACATTCCTGTTGTTCCGGGTGGCGATCCAACTCTTGTTCTTTATTTAAATTTTGCAGCCAGTGCCATTGGTCCTGTTACATATAGTCGTGGTGGAACTGCATCTTACATTGATTCTGACAAACTTGTAAAATTTGTTGCTCCAAACACTCCAAGATTCAGTTATTATCCTCTTGGGACCACAAATGGATTGCTAGTTGAGCAAGGAACCACGAATATTTTGGAAAGAAGTGAAGCATTTAATAATTCTTCTTCTTGGACTGCTACTGGTATTAGTTTATCACAAAGCAATTTAGGAAATGACCCTTCAGGAACCACATCACAGTTGTTAATCTATCCCGATGTTCCTACAACAAATTCAACACGCCGTATTATTTCCAATCAATATACATTCATTGTTGGCGCTACATATACAGTATCTGTATGGGCCAAACCTATGGGTCATACATTTAATAGATATTTTGGTTTGACCGTAACAAATAGTAATGCTAGATCATCATTAGATATCATTGGAGTTACAACTCAAAATCAAACTACAAATGAATATTCAAGAATAATTCCTTATAATGATGGGTGGTATAGAGGAGAAATGACGTTTGTTGCTGCCAATACTCCAGCAGAAGTTTGGATTTCCGTATTAAGTTCAATGGAAGATCCAATCACTCAATATCCAATTCCATCAGGAAATACATCCGGAATCATGTTCTGGGGTGCTCAATTAGAACAAAATACCTCGGCATCATCTTATATTCGAACAACTGGAGCTACGGCCACAAGAGGAAACGATTTAGCACATCTTGTTGGGACTGGATTTACATGGTTCAATGGAAATTGTGGTACCTTTGTATTTGAATTTGACAAGAAAACTGTAGGTCATACTGCGGACAACATTAAAGCAAGAACCGTAATGGGAATGAATTATGATTCTTCAAATAATTATGGGATTGCTCTAGATTATATAATTGGTTCTACTGTTGCAAGCATCCGTACTGCAAATGGATATATGTTGTTAAACAACAGTGGTCTTACAAATGGAATGAATAAAGTTTCATTCAGTTATAATAATAATGGTTTACAGATGGAAGTAGTATCTAGTGTGAATGGAAGCACAACCCAATCTCAGTCTCCGGATATAAGTGATTTTAATATTTCTGGTGCCACATTCATGACTCTTGGCTATAAGCAAGCTCTCGTAGGAACAACAGCCTACGATTATCTTGACACAACAATAAGAAGTGTTCAATACTGGAATAAAGCCCTATCTGGAGCTTCCTTGCA